CTCCATTCCAACCCCACTGAGCGATAAAGTTATGTAGTGTCCATGTCTCTTGGAGCGTAAGCAAACGATGGTGGATACAGAAATATGTAATAGCTACAGCGGAAAAGCTCGTAAGCGCGCCATCGCTACCGATACCACAAAAACCATTCATCTTATACACAGGCCCAGCCGGTCCAGCAGCATAGTTCGCAAGACGACCATTCTCAGAAATAAACCCGTAACCACCCGCAGTATCTAAACCGAAAGACACGACGGAAAGATGGTTGGTGATCGTCCCGAAGGGGGTTCCGACCACAAGACCAACATTCGTACCATCAGTTGACCAGATCGCCGCAGCATCTTGAGTGACGTTGTTTAGAACCTGCCATCCAGTAGTCCCCGGACCATATGTACCAAACCCAGCAACAGTCGATAGGGCACTATTGAACGGAGCATACCCTATCGTGACCGTGAAGTCTCCCGGTGGTGCCCAAGGTGCGTAGTTTCTCTCATAGATACTTCCAGCAACAGCACCGTTGCTCCGAAAACATGGACCATCTTGAAACGACCCTGTCAACAAAGGGGGTTTTGTTCCAACCAGAACTCGATCCCTATACCCACCTAAAAAAGATCGATCCCTTACGAACATGGGGATGTCCGACTTCAAACTCCTCTGTACAGGATTAGGAGGGACTTCTTTCCCTACAGGCCAGTCCTCGACCATCCCGTATCTCGCGTACATGGGAAGCCGTTCTGCGGTTAGGGCCATCTTAGATCTCTACCCACCCGTTGATGGCAGTAACCGCGTTTACGCCTTGGTTATAGAAAGTGCACTGGATCTGAGACGCGCCAAGGACATAGACTGGAATAACCGCGGTAACGATGTCCCCAGTGTTCTCCAAAGGCAAGATCACTTCGCGAAACCGCGTAGACCAGTTTCCATTCTTTCCTCTAGTATACACTCGGCAGATAAGAGACTTTCCGACCTCACCGACACCAACGGTGGCTTTTAGAGCAACACCTAAGGTATCCATTCCAGTAGGAACGTTGATCACCTGACTGCGCTTGCTCGTTGCTGTAGTTGCGAGAGAAGCGATATCACTGACAAAAAGTTTCTTAGCTTCCCCGTACCTGTTTTCGCGAACCATCATGTTCTCCTAGACTACAACCATCTTCAGGCCCTTGTAGTAGTTACGAAGGGCCTTTACTTCTTGATCCAATTCCTCTTTGTAGTCACGAATGCGACCACCAAAAACGTTCCCACCTTCCTTGGTGGTTCCGGTACTCTGGCTAAGACCATCGATGGAAACAGACATGTTTGCGATGCCCAGACCGCCGATCTGTTCCCCTACCAAACGAAGGATCTGGATAGCGGCACGCTTGGCAACAGCATCCATTACATCATCAGGTACTTCTCCCTTCTTGAAACCACAGACGTAGTCGATGTGGAAAAAGTCAGGGATATGAGTGGCCGCGTAAAGGAGCGGCAAGAAATTCCCACCCGCAGTCATGATCACTTGAGAGAGTGTTCCTTGAGTAGGCACCAACTGGATCTGCCCAGAGCGACCATGAACATGGACCCATTCGAGAATGAAGTCATAGATCATGTTGTTACCGGGATAGGCAGCAAGCCATCGAGTAACTTTGATCACCGGAAAATGGTTCAGATTGATGTACGCAAAGTTACGGTAGTCATCGATGTAGTAGTCGTGCCTCTCATCCTCGATAACGCGGGGATGAATGCTGATCTCTACCTGTCTTTCAAGCCAAGAGATCGACTTCCTGATATGGCTGTTGAGAACGGTGTCTGTGATGGGTTCACCGTCTTTGGTGACAAGGGGGACACCGGAGAGGTATTCCTCTTTGAGTTCACGGGCACTGAGTGCTGCGCCAGAAACGCTTACGAACTCTTGAAGCCCTACGTTGGTGTCTTCGATAACCTGTGACATATGTGCGTCCTCTCCGGTATATCAGACTAACCCTGAGCGTCGAGAATGCGCTTGATCAGATCCTTCTTTGTCCCAGAGGTACGCAGTCCCATGCCTTTAGCCACGTCGATCACTTGATCTTTGCTGATCGCACGAAGCTCACTAGGTGTCCAGATAACGACAGGCTCTTCTTCCTGCTCATCTTCTTCGACATCGAAACCTTCGTCATCCGCTACAGGAGGAGCCAGAACAGGACCAGCTACCACTTGGTAATGAGGGAGCTCGAGAAGTTGTTTTGCCAGTTCGTCAGGAACATCGGCAACACCCTCTTCATCGTACACCAACTCTCCGTAGGCTGAGTTTACCGTTTGATCCGCACGGTTCGTGTTCTTGATCCACATATTCTGACTCCTAGAAAAAAGGCACATGGCAGGAGGGTTCCCGCCATGTGCCCAGAACGAACAACCAGTCTTTACAGTTCGCCAATGTTCTTGAACATGACGAGCTTGGTCGGCTGGTACGCAATCGGAACCGCGTAAAGCAACTGCATCCAGCGATAAGACGCACTCACAACAGCGAGGGGCATCTTCATCAACGGAGCCAACTGCTTGACCCGGTAGATATCGGGAGACATCGGCAGGAGGAACGCAGTCCGCGTACCCGCGATAGTCGCACCAGTATCAACCCAAGTCTGCGGCGAAGCCGAGAACTTCACATTCGTGACGAACAGCGCACCACTGGCATCATCGTTATCCCGACGATAGATGCGGTAGTACAGAGGATCTGCACCAGCACCCTTCGTGATCGGGACATCGATGGTGTTGTTCGCAGCAGCAGTCGAGTTAGCCGTGATGACGGTCGGAGCCGATTCACCACTCGCGTTCACGGCAGTTACCTGATATGCGTAGTCGCCAGCCGTGAGGCTACCAGTGGTAACCGCGTTGACAGTCAGCGCACCAACGGTCGGAGCCGCAGGAGCATTCGGGCTGGTAGCAGCCGAAGGCGGGGCACCGATCTGCGAGCTTACACCACCGGGGGTGATGAAGACATCGGGGTTGAACTGAATCGGGCCGATCTGCGACATGAACGAAGTCACGTTCAGACCGACAGTGCTTCCACTGGGAGCCGGAAGGTTGTAGCGTTCTTTCGGATAGAACGTACGAACCAGATCCGACATGTTCTTCAGACCAAGGAACAGGTCCGAAGGCACACCGTAGTTCTCAGCAGCCACGTTCACAGCACGCTCAATATCACCCTCGGTCAGGCTGTTGCCCTGAAGGTCGATAACGTTCGCAGCGGGAACAAGCTGTTCCAGACCGTCGAACTCAAGAGCGTTGTTGGTGGCGTTGCCGTAGAACATGGACCGTTCCATCTTGTTCAGCAGCCACATCGTGCCGTTCTTGGTTTCCAGCGAGATCACGTCGCCATTGGCCGGCTTGATCAGAGTCGCCGGGTGCTGAACTTCGCGGGTCGTACCGAGGTACTTCACCAGCGCAGTTTCGCGGCTGTAGTTGGTATCCTGAGTCTCAGGAAGACCACCAGCAGCAAAGAAACCACCAGCGTCCACGTTACCGTAGGCATTCAGGCGGTTATACTCTTCCACGGTCGAGTAGGCCGGAGCCTTCGTGACCTTGGGCCAAATCTTGAGATGCTTCATCTCGAACGTGACGACCTTCAGAGTCTTTTCCAGACTCTCAACACGCAGAACATCACCACCAGTGGTGGGAGGGTTCGCGTAACCGACACTCAGGGCTTTGTTCAGGTCAGCGACCTCTTCCGGCGAAGCAACGCCGAAACCCTGAATGTTGGCATAGTCGTTCACACCAACAAAACTCTGTTCACCTTGAAACAACATCGCAGTTTTTCTCCTCTATTAGAGTTGCGACTTACTCGGTCTTGGAAGCGTCAAGCTTCTTCAGACCACTCTTTGCCAACGCTACCATCGGGGCAGAAACCTTCCGGGTAGCTTCCAGTTCGAGGATTGCAGCACCAGCGGCGGGGTCACCCTCGCCATCGGCCCATGCCGCATCCAGACCCTTGGAGAGGTCGGCCAGAGTCATGTCAGTCGCACCCTGCGAGTCGTTCTGCTCGCTGTCTGCGCTCTTCTCGATGACTTCCACATCCGAAACCTTATCCACACTCTTGCGAACATCGTCGGAGCCGTCCCCGTACGACTTCACAATGTCACTGAGGCCCTTCACCGACTTCGCGAGTTCCGAAACGGCGCTCACGACTTCAAGGTTGAAAGACTCTTGGTCATCGATGCTCTTGTTCAGGCCGCTCTCAAACGCCGACAGGCTATCAGTGATACCTGTGGTGATCGCTTCCAGAAAGTTCGATACATCGACACCTTCCTGAATGCTCTCATCAGCGAACGACTTCGACACAACATCGAGACTCTTCTTGGCACCACGCATCTTTTTGGTGGTCCCGCACTCTTCTTCCTCTTCCTCTTCCTCTTCCTCTTCTTCCTCTTCGTCCTCTTCCATCTCTTCGTCGCCACCCTTGATCAGAGCATCAACGCGGCTCAGGGCCTTATCGAGATCATAAACGTCAATAGAGTCAACCGACTTCTCTTCTTCCTCGGCATCCTCTACGACTTCCTCTTCTTCAACCTCTTCCTCTGCATCCTGACTCTTGAAGAGATCATCTTTACGCTTCCAACGCATGTTAGCTACTCCTTAGCTGTCCAGAACGATGGTGTTCACAGCCGCAATAGCCGTTCCACCAGCAGGGGTTCCAGTCGAAGTTCCGGTGACGGGCGTGCCAGTGATATCGCTCGCACCACTGATGGCTGAACCATCGATGTTGTGCTTATGCGAGTTGAAGCTCGCCACAAGCGAGTTCACCACGGTGACAAGAGCCTCTGCGACTCCTCCCTTGGGAACATCCTGAATAACTCTGACTTCTGCCACTAGAAGACTCCTTCTCTTGTGTAGGCAAACAGCCACTCTACGAAACGTTCAGCCGCTGCCCTCGTATATTCGGGCCTCCGTGACTGCACAAGCTCCACAACTTGCGATTTGGTTATGCTTTTCGCGACCATCCCATCAGTCAGTTCAACGATGGAACGTCGTTTACGCCTTTTCTTTTTCTTCTTGTCTTTGATATCACACTCAAGGGACTCTGCCCGAAGAACATCCCCACCAGACATCGGCGGGTTGGCATGAGTCACTTCAAGAGCCTTCGCTACGCATGCAGGACACGAACAGTGTTCGGCATTGGGCGTCTCACAGACGTAGTCGTCTTCAAAGGTCTTGAGGAGATCGGTGTAGGTTGCTTGGTTGACTGGGCAGTGGGTGATCGCTACTTCTCGGATAAGACACTTCGCGATGTTACCGTTATCTGATCTTGCCCGGACCTTTCCCTGAACAGAAAAACCCAAAGGCGACTTCTCACCTTCAGGAACACTACTGAGGATACCAAATACTTCTTGTGCTGTCGGCTTGTGCTTCCAGAGGTATCCTTCTGTCCAAAGACCTTTTCTGAGGTTCTCGATATAGTCGATGGGACCAAGAAGGTTCTGCGGCCCCTTTTCGTGATTCCAGTTGAAAACCCCCCACCCCGAGTTCATGTACGAAAGGTCGATGCCCTTCTGCATGATACGCTCACCCTCAAGGTCACGATCTTCGGTTGACGCGACACCGCCGACACGCCAGTCCGTCAGAGGATTTGACTCTGTCTTTACCTTGTGGCCCTTAGTGAGACCGGCGGGCATGAAAAACTCAAAGGAGTGATCTACAAGTTCCACGTATCAGACCTCACTAAAAAAGGGGAACGACCCTACAGGTTTCCCTGCCAGATGTCGTTCCCCAGTTGAACGTCTTATCCCTCGTATATCCCCAAAGTACAATAGTTTACGGAAAGTGTCAAGAGGGGTTTTCACTTCTTGTCCTTGGGGACTACCAACTTTTCCGAGCAGAACTTCCCGCCCAAAACCACAGGAATTTGTGTAAGTTCCTTGCAATTTATGCACTTTGCGAAGCACCGACCGTTCTGGAAGATCAAGATTTTCGACCAGACTTTCACGGTTCCGTTATCGAACGACTTTACGATATTCTCCGAACAGTGGGCGCACTTGAACCGCTGTTGACGCATCTAGGTTCTCGCTTTCTTCTTAGGACGGATCGTACCGATACTGCTGTCCCACTCCCACCCCTTGGGGATACGGATCAGTTGGCACCTACAATGAGGGTGTACTGCATCCACGGTAGGGAGCCACTGGGTCTTTCCCGGCTCAGGCTTTCCGGCCTTTCTACCGATGTTTGAGTTACCCTCTATCTTGGACAGTTTGAAGACCTTTGGTTCTCCGTTGTCATCAAGGAACAGAAGCTTGCAATAGGGACAGTTGTGAACAGCTATCCCATTCGCAAAGTAACTCTCATCTTCTTCCACGCATAAGTTGTATACAACACCCTCGAAGCTTCCTGAAACAGAGGACTTGACTTTATGTGTCCGGCAGTTTACACTCCGAAGAACCCTTTTAGTGGAGGATACACCATGCCTGCCTTGAAGAAGACTCTCCCTATGAAAAAGATTGCTAAAGAATACACGACGACTTCTGCATCGTTTTGTTCTCTTGCTAGAAAATACGGGGTCACCCACCACACCATTAGGACACGGCTTGAAGCCGAAGGGGTGCCCTTGAAAGACACCCGTACCACTCAAGCCGCACGCATGGCGAGCATGACAAAAGAACAAAGGAAAAGTCTTACTGAGAATGCACGAAAGGCTAGAGCTAAGGCCATCTCTCCCCAAGCCCTTCGTAAAAAAGCCCGTACAAAAATGAACAGTAGATCTCACATGACGGATGATACCAAGGATCTGGTTTCTAACCTGTCTCCCTACCTTACCCAAGAACTTGTTCCCGAATTTGCCTTCGATATCTACAACCTCGATATCGCTATCCCTTCCGAGAAGATCGCGGTAGAGATGGATCGGGGAAGCTGGCACTACTCCGGGGCAACCAGAAAGAGGGATATCAAAAAAGAACGGCTTCTCCGTGATAGGGGATGGATACTCATCCGTATCGAGGATTCCAGTGAGTGTGACTACCTCATCACCGTACTTGACCGACTTGGCCTCAACCCAGTTCATCCCAGAAAGAAAAGGGTGATTAGAGGTAGCCGTAACGGATCTCCCTCCTGACTGTATAGTAGTAATACCACCACAGTACTCTCGCTTAGATACCCCTACCACCTTCCTCCATCTTAGTTTGTGGGTCAGAACCACATCCCCGGTTTTTATGTCTTCTATGGGAACAACTCCGGTCTTTGTGTAAACACATACCCCTGCCGGAAAACACGCGTCTGGGGCAGGAAGCTTGATTACGTCTATGTCGTTTCCGTACTTGCTACGCATGGTCGAAGCAACGCCTTGCTGCACAGCGTTGTGTACCTCTGTGACTGCGGTTCTGCGGAAGTCCTTGGCATACCCACCGAACTCGTTTGCCAAGTCGTTTGCAAGCATCCGTGCGCTCACCTTCTTCGCACTGGTAATGTAGCCTTCTGTAGCATTGGCAATCTCTACGGTTCTTTCTCGACGTGCTGCCTTGGTCGCGGCCTCTGCAAGACCATCCTCTACCTTTCTCGACATCTTACGGATACTCGATACCGCTTGTTTGGAAAGGTAGGCTACAGCCATCTTCTGAAGTTCAGTTATTTCAGGCATCTTTCGCAGGAGGGCTTTGAACTGAGCATAGGACAGCTTTACCGCTTGTGTTCTGCCTACCTCTTCTACGATATCTCCAAACTGAACAACCTTTTTCAGCAAGGCTTTAGAGGACTTATTTATGAGTCCCCTAGAAACCAAGTTTGCAAAGATCTCTTCAGGAACATACTCGCGACCTACTGTGTTTGCGATAAACGCCCAGTGGTGCATGCGGATGATCTCTTCGATCTTGTATATCTGATCAGCAGTAAGTCCTGCAAACATCAGTCGTCCTCTTCCTCTTCATCTTCATCTATATTCTCTTGTGGAGTAACGACCTCAAGGATCTCCTGAGCCATGGCAAGTAGCGTGCTTTGGTAGTCCTTGATCCACTCCTTCTCGATACCCTGCACAACAGGATACTCTGACTCCCGGAGCTTTACCGGAAGCTTGGCAGTACATTTTCGATCCACATTGACAGCTTTGAAGAAGTCATCGTAGACAGGCAAGCTCTTTGCCATGATCTCGTTCTCTTCGTGCTTGAACACGATCTTTCGCATGAACTCACGAACCTCCGCGATCAGGACACCACCTGTCAGGTACGCGGCGTAGGCTTCACAGAATGACTCTTCCGGGTTCAGCCCACCATAACCCATATCCGTATGCCCACGAACAAGTGATGCGTAGGCTTTCAGGATACGGGGGTCCATGTAGTTCATGTAGTGATGGCAGATCTCATGAAAGACCACCCACTCAAAGTCGCACTCGACCTGAGGATGTTCAAGTCCACAGGTAAGGGTAATAACTCTGGTGTCGGGATCATACGAACCAAGGATCAACGCCTCTGTTCGACCTTCCCTCTTCAGTGCTTCCAAGTAGTTGGGTGTGTCTGAGTAGTGTCCGATAGGATACGACTTCATCTTGTTACTGATATCGATCCTGCGGATACCTTTGAGGTGTTCTGCTGGAACCTTACGAAGGAACTCAAGGAGTTCTGGAATCGTAGTGTGCTTAGACATAAATTGCTCACCCTCGTACTCTCGCAACGATGGACGATGCAAGTTACGTAGGGTGATCTCTTTGAAGCTGGAACGCTTCTGCTTATGGTCTAAGGAAACTGCGTTGTTCACAGTTCTACCTCAAGCTCCTCGTATGATTCACGAACTTCTGAGAGACCTTTGTGAAGATCTGCAAGGGCTTTACCCATATCTCCACCGATCTCACCAGCAAGAGCGGTCATCTCGTCTTCAGGACTTCCACCCTCTTCCATCTCACCTTCTTCTCCACCTTCACCCATGCCTTGGGCCATTTGTTTTTCCATCTGCTTCATCTGAAGAAGCTGGATGTAGACAGGGTTCAAGGGGATGTCACCGTGTTCGATGTCTTCCGCGTTAGGATCGGCGTCTTTGCGTACCTTGTTCAAGGTCTCATAGCTACCGACTTCACGCACACGCATATCCAAAGCTTCCTGAGGAGTACGTGCATCGAGTCCTACGAACTCAAGTTCCATATCCTCATTGAGAGGATGGACGATGTACTTGTTGATCTTTGCTGAAAGAAAACGGAGCAGAGGAGCAAGACCACGGTCACGAGAAAGCTTTTGCTTTGACTCGTTCGATGTCTCAAACATCGGTGCTTGGTTCGTTACTCCACCACGTAGATCAAAGTTCACTTCTGCCGGGTCGATCAAGTAGATCGAGCATACAACCTTGATAAGGTATTCCAGCCAAAGCTGGTACTCCATATCTCGGTTGGTCTGACTAAGAGGTATCCACTGAAGGTCACCATCGAAAGCCATGATGGGTGTTTTGAACGAACCGTTTACTCCTGCGGCCTGTGCAAGCCACTGGCGACGGAACGAGTCAAGATGCTCAGTATGAATACTTCCACCAGCACTCTTCAGGTTGATCATGCCCTTGGGCACGGTTCCCTGAGAGAAGTAACGACGGTTGTACTCTTCTGCCCAAAGATGCGAGGTAACGGTAGTGACAAGGGTTTCAAGTTCTGAGAATCCGTAACCGTTAGCGAACACGTTTGTTCTAGGGTTACGAATGCAGAACGCCATCTCTTCGGCAGAGAAGGTACGTACGACCTTGTTTTCCATGATCTGAACGTAGTCCACCATCGGCTTTGCCGATCCGGCCTTCTCACGACCTCGACGGATGGTTGCTGCGTCTACAGCGTAGAAATTATCAGGCTTTCCATTGCGTCGATGCGTGACTTCAAACGTCATCTGGTCATACGTAAGAGAGTCACGTACGACCTTTTTGATAAACGCTTCAAAGTCATCCTTCTTCATGTCCTCTTCGCGACCTGTGTTCAGCAGGAACCTACAGATATCACTGGTCTCTTTGAGTTCAGCCTTTGTCATCGACTTCTTATTCTGTTTATCCCGACGCTTGATCTGGAAGCCGATGTGGTACTGATCTTTCTGCGTCTGAGCAAACGAAGCCGCTTGAGCGATACGGGTCTGCAACACCGCAGCAACGACCGAGTTCTGTTCAGCCATTCTCTGCATGTGGGTGAACGTGACGTGAGAAGGTTTGTCTTTGTAGCCGAAGTTATCCATGAACTGGAACGGGTCCACTTCCACGGATCGGCGTAGAGCCTTCATCAACTCCGCTTCTACCGTACCCATAGCAGGGAGCCTTCCGGGCTTCCGAAACTTGGGTGCGTTACTTACCTTTTCTACGAGTCCCGCCATTTCATATCTCCTGAGTGATGGCGAGTTAGTCCTGCTTCTTGGCTTTCACGGGTTTACGACTCTTACGAACCTTCACACCTTCAGCAACATCGAGAGACTTGTTGAGATCTTCAGACACTTCACGAACCACCCGCATCGCTTTGACCGACTTCTTCATGTCACCTTCCTCCAATGACTTGTTCTTACCGTCGCCACCGATGGTGCTTACCTTCTTTTTCGGCTGGTTCTCGCCACCAAAGGTAGCGTCAGGATCAGCACTGGTCTTGCTGTCATTGGTCTTGTCCTTCTTCTCGCCCTTTTTCTTGCTGCCCTTCTCCTCAGTCGGATCACCGTTGTTGTCTACAACCGTCTTAGGCTGATTCTGACCACCGAAGGTAGCCTTCTTGTCAGCCGAGGTCTTTGAGTTCTCAGCCTTCCGCAACTCCTGCTGAAGTTCCAGATGGTTCCCACCGTAGATACTATCAAGACCCAACATCACACCCTTTTCTTCGATTGCTTTCGCAATAGCTTCATCACTTGTCATCGCCACGTTCTCCTCTTTATCAAGCGACTTGTAGGACTGACGTTCTTCCCACTCATCGGCCTTCATCTGTGCCGTCTTCATCTTTCTAAACGCTTGGTTAGCACGAACTTTGTAAGTCTGTGCCTGTTTCTTAGCACTCCTGTATCCTTGATCGGTGGAGGACCGTTCTGCTCTGCTAAGAGCCATATCGTGCTTGAGTTCAAGGTCTTTCCATTCCTGCTCAAGTCTCTTTGCCGTAGACCTATGACTTCCACCACCAGCCCTCCTCTTCGACTCGTAGACGGGGTTACCTTTTTTGTCCATTCCAATAACCCGACCACCATGACTACCGGGGCCTTTTCCTTGACCGATAGCCGCACACATACCTTTTCCTTTGCTGCGAACTTTCTTACCGGGAGTATCACACCCCTTGTCAAGGCTCTTGAAAGGCTCTTCCAAGTTGTCTTCAAAGACACCGAGCATTCGATCACCAGCCTGTTCTCTGGTCAGCTTGATGGGACGCTTTTTTGCGGCCTCTGCTTCACCTTCCATCTTTGCCAGACGAGTGTAGTAAAGGTGATCTTCCATGAGGTGATCCATGGCGATCTCACGGGCTTTCGCTTTGTCGTTGGTATGCTCTTTCTCTACTTCGATA